TGGATGTCCCACCGAGCCAGCCCCCGTAACTGCAATGCCCGTATCTCTTCCCTCCACCGCCGTGAAGGTCGTTTTAGATAGACGAGCCGCGCACCACAGCTCACGACCAGGATCGAAAGTCACTGCATCGTCGTACTCATCGACGAACACACGAAATGGACCCGTCCCGGGATAGAGCCCGTGGTCGAGGATATGAGGCTGCACCTGGAACACCGTGGTCACTGGATCGATCATCGCGAACGGCTGCAGGAGCGAGACGTAGTAGGTGGTCCCTCCAAGGATCGAAGTCGGAAGAATGCCCCCACCGCTGACGGTCACCTGCACAGGCTGACCGTGATAGAACCCGTGATTCTGCCGCTCGAACTGATGCCCTGGGTAGTAGATCTCCGAATCGATCAAGATGAGCGGGGCATGCTCTACCACCGACTTATCGAACCAGAACCGGCACTTGCGATCGCCGAGCTCGATCAGATACGGACGATCCTCTTTGGTGACAAACGGCAGCAGCCGGCCGCGAGTAGTCGCACTCAAGGTGTTGGCCAGGAACCGAGTCCCGAGCCGCTTGCGTGCAGAGCCGACTGGAGTGGGGACGAGGTTCAGCATCCTCCGAGCCCCGAAGCGGTACTGCTCGAGGTCGGAGCGGCCCTCTGAGCTGGGGCCGATCTCGCCCCCATTGAACGAGGGCTTGTTCAGGAAGAGTTCGGGCACCCGCTACCTCGCGTTCGCCCAGGTCCATCCATGGTTGCGGGCTTGGACGGATTCGTGGCCGTCCATGGTCTTCGCTGCTGCGGTCTTTCGCTCGCTGCTCACTTCGAGCCGATCGCGATAGTTGGTGGCACGCACCAGAGTCTCGGCCCACTCGAACTGGAGCTTCTCGATGAGCGAGCCGATAAAGCCCGCCGAGTACTTACTGACGTCCAAAACCTCGATCGTCACCCGGGCATTGAGGATCGTGTCGCTCCCGAGATTGGTAATCAGAACCCCCTCGGCAACCTCCCACCGATCCTCTTCCTCCTGGGTCTCGGACTCCACCGCCCAGACCTGAAGGTGTCCGGTGGGCAGAACCCATGCCTGCTCGAATCGCCACTCCCCCGTGGGCAGTACGCCAGGGATGAGCGCGTAGGCGCGGGTCGCAAAGTTCCAGGGGTGGGAGACCAGGTGCTCGCGGCGGATCGAGTCGTAGCTCGCGCGCGCGAGGCGGGCCGGCTTGGTCTCTACGTCGAAGTCGGTGAGCGGCGATTGGCCCATCTTGGCCAGGGCCGCATTGGTGATGTCGAGGTGACTCGTAATGGGCGGCGGCGTGGTGGCCATGGCCCCAAGGATGAAGCACCCGGCAGCTTGACGCTACCGGGTGCCCCTACCCGTGACATGGAGATCTGCGCCTATGCAGGATAGGGCACCCCGAGCCTGGCGAGAAGCCCGGGATGCCCCAAGAGCAGGCGGGTGACAACCTCCTGCTCAGCTCAGGACGGCGTCACCAGGTAGTCGAAGTAGCAGCCGATCACCGCAGCCGCGGCATTGCCGGCACTCTTCGCCTCCACCGTAATGTCCCACTGGAGATGGGGGTCGCGCGTGTACGCGGCGCTCGAGCCACCGTAGTCCACGACGTACTCCCAGAGCGCCCGACCATTGTCCCAGGACAGGACCAACGAGTCGTGCAGCAGGTCCAGATTGACAAGGCCCGTAAGTACCTCGCCATCGGCGAACAGGATGGGCTCGAACGGTCCGGCCACATCGTCCACTTCGGTGAGACCCACGTCGTGGCTTGTGACGAGGGTGCCCCCGTCACTGATGATGAACAGGTTCAGCAGCCGAATGCCCGAGGGCACCCGTGCCAACCGGATGATGTCCCCACTTGTCACGAGCAGAGCCGTGGTGTTTCGCGCATGCACGCGCGAAATGCTGTGGGGACCGACTCCGACGGGAGCCCGGTAGGACTCGGCCAGCAGAGCCGCCGAATCGCTTGAGTACCAATCCGAGAACGTGACGGCCATTGTTCTCTCTCCTTCGATTCATGCGCCAAGAGGCGCGGTTGAGAGTTCCGAACCCGAGGGATCAGGACTCGTCGTTGTGCATGTTCACCACGCCCGTTGCGTCCATGCGCGTCGCTCCGAGCTTCTCCTTGTAGTACACCTGCGAGGAGTAGTTCTTCTCGGGGAGCACACTGACGCGACCCACCGGGTTGCGCCACACGGCCAGCTTCATGCTGGTCTCGACCCAGTACGGGCAATGGCGATCCACGGTGACCTTGTTGAGATTCTCGTAGCGCGTGAAGATGAACCCGATCCACGTGTCCACGTTGCCGCGGACCAAGCTCTTGATGACGTTGTAATCATCCGAGTTGATGTCGGCGCCGGCCCCGCTCAGCATCTTGCGAAACTGATTGGAGCCCTGTGCGGCGTGGCGCGGGATCATCTCGTCGTTCTCGGCCTGGTCGAGGATCTCCTTGGCGTTCAGGATCTTGTCGTTGGTCGGACCCCCGGCCGTGCTGATCACAAAGGCCGCGGGGAAGACCTCGGTATCCCCTCCCGACTCTCCCGTGATGGCCGTGGCGAAGAACGCGTCCCGGATCTGGACGTCTCGATTTCGACCGGCCGCCCGTGCCATCGCCGTTGAGTAGGCGTTGGTCGGATCGGTCATCACCTCATCGATGTCTTCCTCGTCCACGAGATCCGCGGTCTGGAAAGCCTTCGGGATGACGTTGCGGCGCGTGTGCGGGATGTCTCGGTACTTGGTGTCCGAGTGGCGACCGACGATCTCCATCATCTCGGTCTGTCCGACCTGGTCGTAGGTCATCCGCTTGCCGTGGGCGTCCATGTCGTTATCGACCTTCGGACCCAATCGGCTCATCTGCTGTTCGGCGAGGTGGGCGATCCCATCCCTGAACGCGATGATTCGATGCTCGACGATTTCCTGGGACATTGGGGTCCCTCCATAAGCAAGACCACGGCACCCCCTGTGGATGCACTCTCACGCTCGCGCGTGTGTGGTCTGAACTTCTGAAGAGACTCCCCGCTTGACCGGATCTCTTACTCAGGCGGACGGCTTTCGCCGCTACCCGGGGCTAGCTGGACTCGGGTCCGGACCCTGGACGGGCTTCCCGGTATCCTCCGTCATCGCTCGCTTCAGGAAGACTACGGTTCCTGCGACGTTCTCGCAAAGTTGCTGTGAGGTGATGCTCCCATAGCGAGCCACCGTGAGCCTGGTGATGCCGAGGCAGGAACGCAGCCCAGAGACATCTCCGTTGACGAGCTCGAGCAACTCGCGAAGAACCCAGAAGGTCTCATGCCACAATTCGGTGTCCTTCAACCGCTCATGCCACTCGACCGTCAGATCGAGGATGACGCGCAGATCGATCACGAGTACCTGCGGCTTCTCCTTCTTCTGTCTCGCAACCTTCTTCTTCGTGCTCATTCGGCACCCTGCCGATCGCGGTACAGAGCCTCGCGCTTCGCCACCGCCGCCTTGTGTCCAGGTGCCTTTTTGTTGAACAGGTCTTCTGCGAACTCCTTGTCGGCCATCAGAGTCTCGAGCTCGACCTTGGCCGACTCGGGCGAATGCTGCATCAGCTTGTTGGTGTCGCCACTCGTAGCCCCGATGAGCGAGTCCTCTCCGACGAGCTCGGCGAGCTTTACGAAGCCGTGAACCAGCTCGGGCACATCACCCATGACGCGACCGTCCGCGAGCAGCACCGAGTCGAACATCTCCTGAGCAGAGTCTCCGAACATGGCTCGTGCGACCAGGCCCACACCTCGCATCTTCTCGTCGTAGGTGTTGCCAAACGCTTCCTTCAGCGTCTTCTGCGTGTCGTTGCCTGCGGTCGCTGCACGGTCCTTGGCCGCGACGATCTGCACTTCCTGCTCGTCTTTCCAGATCTGCATGACTGCCGGAAACTGATCCTGGGTGATGCCCTCTTTCCACATCGCGGATTTGATGCGGGACATCGCTTCTTCGTCTACGACGCTGCCATCGGGCGGCTGCCACTCCCCGAGCTCGTAGCCGTTGGATTCCTCCGGCCGACCCAGCTCGGTGTAGTAGCGATTCACGTCGTCGGAGTTCTCACGATCGGGGAGCTGGACTCCCTTCTTGCCAACCGAAGAGAGGAGTCCGAGGTACTCCTTACCGAGCTCCTCCGCACTCGTGAACTTCAGGAGGTGTGCATTGGTCTGGAGATCCTGGGGGAGCCCCGCCGTGAATCCCTGCTGAAACGCATTGCGCTCCAGCTGGGTCGTCTCGTCATTGGCAGGAACCTCCTCAGTTCCATCTTCGCCACCTACGGTGTTCTCATTCGCCATCGGTGTCACCCTTCTGCATCTCTCGCATCGACATGATCCTTAGGAAGACGCGCCGTGCGCCGGCCATGTAGGACGTGTTGTGCGGAAACTCTCGATCGAAGCAATCGGCATCGTAGCCGCAGAACTTCCGAAGATCATCGAAGACGAGCTGGGCTTCACGGTCCATGCGCTCTTGGCTGAAGACGTGCCAATAGGCACGACGAACCGCCATCGCCCGGGTCGCGACCTCCTCGCGCTTCTTCAGGTTGTCTTCGAGAGTGGCGAGTGGATCGAACTCGGCGTCACTCATTGAAGGTTCACAGCTGCGGCCACTGACTGCGCCGCTCCGCCCGCCTGGCCGAGTGCCTGTGCTGCAGCTTGTGCCTCTGCAGAGGCGTCTGCAATCGCCTGAGCACGAGCTCGCTCCTCGCGGATCGCTCCCACCTCTTGCTCACTGCGCATGACCGAGGGCGGGATGATGCTGGCATCGGCGATCGCGCGGGCTGCGGCATCGGGATCGATGTTGTCGAAGACCTCGGGATTGACGGTTGCCATCGCTCCATACGCCTCGTAGGTCCCCATGATCCCCCGAGCCTCACGGCGTCGCTGGACACGCACGATGGGGGACTCGTACTTCACGGTGACGAGAACACCCTGGAGCTCCGGTGGACGAGGCGGAAGCAGACCCATGCGTTCCCCGATGTCGAGGATTCGTACAACGGTGCTCTCTACGAGCTCCGCCGCAACGCGCCCCACCATCGGCCCCGCCTTCTCGGCGAGCTTCTCCTCACTCCCGATGAACTCGGTCGCCGTCCCCGAGGCATTGGCCGCGACCAGGAGATCCCCGTACATGCCCTCGATGATCTGGCGACGCTTGTCTTGCAGCATATCGATCGAGAAGGGGTACTGCCCGACCTCGTGGATCGGGTGAAAGGGATTCGACTGGAACATGCCCGCGCGATAGGTGGTGAAGCTGTTGGGAGCGAAGGAGACCGGGCCGACGATGCCATCATCCGGGATGCCCATCGGAGGCATGACGGCCTTGTTGGAGGCGATCAATAGGTCGCGAGCCATTGCGTTCGCGCCTAGTGCATCCGATAGGACGTCCATCCCCGGCCCGGTTCCAAAGACGTTGCCCGTATCGATGGCCCACCGAGGGATCGCCCAAGGGAATGTCCAGTAGCCCGATTCGCGCAGGATACGGGGCTTGTCGCTTCGGACGTGAACCGAGCGCCAGGGCCTCGAATTGAGCACACCCGACTCGGAGCGCGGATGGACCAGGTGGAGGATCTCGATCGGGCGGTCCTCACCACTCTCCCACAGTCGATCCATCTCGGGATCGGCTCCTTCGCCGAACTCTTGCCGGAAGCTGCGTGTCCGGAGTGCGTACTTGCGGAAGACCGTATCGACGAAGCCATCGGGGCCGACATCGATCGTCAGCTCCGAGAGCGGTCGGCTCTGGAACTTCGGGCCGAACCCGAGCTGCGCCTGGGTGAACATCGCGCCCGTGCCGTAGAACACCACGTCTTCGTAGGTCGGCTGGGAGGCTTGGAGCCACCCGCCACGACGGCGCTGGAAGACGCGAAGCATCCAGTTCTCGGCGAAGTCGAGCCAGGAATCGATCGCGAAGAAGCCGCGCATCTCCGCCGGGTGCGTCTGGAGACCGACGAAGCGCACCGTCGGAGGCGTGATGAGACTGCCGAGGTTGCCGGCCAGGTCGCGGCCCCTCTTGCGGGCCGTGGTGTCGTAGAGCTTGCGAGTCTTCTTGATGCCCTGGTTCTGGAGCAAGCTGGTGGTCAGGGTCTGGAAGTCACCACGCCCCAGGATGTTCTCGCTGATGTCGGTCCACTGAGACAGGAACGAGCTGCGCTGTTGCTCGAGCTCCTGGTTGCGTCGGACGATTTCTCCGGCGGTATCGAGCACGGCTTACCTCGGACCCGTCGCGGTACGACGTAGCGAAACGCCACGACGCCCTCCGGCTCCACTGAGAATGGTGCTGCGTCGAGTACGTCGCCGAGTCGCTTGCGAGATCAAGCTCTGACGGGTTGAGGCGCTGAGCCCCTCGGGCTCGGGAATATCGGGATCGAAGGCTCCGGCACCCTGGGCAATGGACACTCCCAGACTGGCTGCTGTCGAAGCCGCCGCCGTGATGGTTCCCGTAATCGTGCCTGCAACACTCGCTGTGCTTCCGATGGTGGTCGTTCCGATCACTCCGCCCGACAAGCCCGAAGCGAAGCCACTCCCAAAGGTCCCCACTGGAGCTAGGAAGCCACCGACGGCCCCAAGCGCACTCCCGATTGAACCCACCGCGCCACCGATGGCCGAACCTACGGCTCCGATCGCGCCGCCGGCTGCACCCGCAACGGCACCGGCTGCTGCTCCGACCGCCGAGGCTGCGGTTCCAACTGCACCTCCTACGGCTCCTGCGATTGCTGCAAGAACGGCCATCGGTTCACCCCACCAATCGCGGCGCCGTGCGCTGCGGGCTCGAGGAAACGATCGAAGACATCAGGGATCGGGCCATCCGGCCCTGGGAGCTACCCCGGCCACCAGCAAATTGACCGATCAGGCTACGACGATTCAGCTCGTTGCGCCGAATCTTCCGGCCCTGGGCGGTCTTGGGAGCGTCGAGAATGCTCATCGGTGCCCTCACCAATCCTCGTCCAGCGTAGCGGATCGCTGCGCGGCTCGATTGTTCAGGGGGTCGTAGTCGAGGCCCACGACACGGGTCCTCTGGCGACCGAAGTTCTTCACGGGCCGAGCGTTCTCACGCATGATGATCGCGTAGCGGCTGGCACTCAGCATGTCGTCTTCCTTGGCCTCGATCACCGTGTTGCCGTCTCGATCCGCCTTTCGGTAGTAGCTAGAGAACTCGCTGATCCAGTGGAATGCCGTCCGAAAGACCTTCCACTTGCCCGTCTGCATGAGCTCGCGCATCTCGGTGACCTGGGGTTCGAGGAGGAGGGAGCCATTGAGCGAGGCGTGGGTGTAGAGCATCCGAGCCCCGTAGCGGCGGTAGATGTCCACGATCTCGACGTTCTCGTGGGTCTGCTTGTGGCCGTCGCGGGGCCAGGAGACCGGGATGCGGGACCCGAGTGCGGCGGCATGCGCTGAAATCTCGGGCGAGGTGTTCATGTACTCGTGGTAGAGGTAGCCACAGCCGGTCTGGGGGTCCCAGGCCGTCCAGGCTGCACAGGTCGGGTGGTTCCCCATGCCTATGTCTAATCCGGTCAGAACCTTCCACCATTTCGGGATCTCGAACGGCTCGACGATGAGCGAGTCAATGTCGATGCCATCGAAGACCAGGCCCTCGCCGAGAATGGGGAGGCCCTCGAGCCGCGCGCGACGCTGATGCACCGGGTAGCGGGCCAGGGCGCGGGCACGCTGTTCGTCGGTCAGGTGGGTGGCATCCTTCAGGCCCATGCGCACGAGGTAGCGATCGGGACCCATGACCTTCGGCCAGAAGAGAGAGACGACCTGGGACTTGCCACGAAGCGGAGTGAAGGTGACGTAGATGATGCCGTTGGTCGCCGTGAGCCGGGCCAGGCACTCTTCGAAGACGTCGTAGGGGGGTTCCTCATCGACGCAGATGAAGTCGAGATCCGGTCCCTCGAACTTGCCTACGCCCTGATCGTAGGACTTGAACCCAACCTCGCTGGTGCCACCCGAGTTGTGGCGCACGAAGATCTGATCGACGGCCTCCGCCACGTTGCGCTTCTTCGTGAACCGGATGATGTCGTCAGCGGCCAGGAACCCCGTGCCGGGCTGGTTGATCGGGCCGAGGAGCTTGCGCTGCATGATGTCGCGGGTGGTCTCGGCCGTCCGGCCAGCGATCCATCCCCGTGTCGCGTGGGTGAACCGCTTGCCCTGCCACCACTTCGGGTACTTGCCCGTTATGTGGCAGCGGGACTCGAACGCGGCGCCGTGGGACTTCCCGAGCTGGTTGCCGGCCATCATGAGCCGCTGCTCGTAGACGCTGCCGGCTTCATGCCACCGTTTCTGCTTGGGATTCGGGACGTAGTGGTCGGCGCGGTTCTCGTTGATCGAGGTGACGACCGAGTGCAGCTGCTCGAGCTGCTCCTCTGAGAGCTGCGTGAGGTCGAACTCCTCGCTCACGAACCCACCTCGAGCACTTCCTTGGTGGGGATGAGCTCGACGCCATCACGGGCCAGGTTGCGCAGGATGCCCTCTACGAGCGCCACGCGCTCCTCAGGACTCTTCCCCTCCAATAACTTGCTGGCACCCTCCTCGCCGGTTACTCCCGGCTTCCACACGCCTACGTGCTCGCCGAGCTTCGCGAGACCACTCAGGATGCCCCGAGAGTCGCGCCGCGAGCCCGTGACACGACGCATGATCTCGATCTCCTCCTGGATGCCTTCGATCACGCGATCGGCTGCGACAAGGATGCGAGGCGGCATGGCCGACTTCTCGCGGAACATCGACTCTTGCAGGAAGGAGATACGGCGCTCGATGTGGGGATGGTCGCGCACCGCAGCTCGGAATCGTTCCGAGGCCTGGGTCACGCTCACCTCGTCGGGGTCCTGCTGGAAGGCCACCATGTAGGCTGACGAGTTCGGGTAACCGAGGGCGACCTCCTGGGCCATGCGCTCGTACCTTTGATTGTAGAGCGGGAGCGTGACATCGACCTGGTCCTCGCCCACCCACTCCTCGCTCGCGGCGCGTCCTGTCAAGATCCCGCTCCTCACGTGGCGGCCTAGGCCGTCATGGCTAGAAGTGTATTGGTTTCCGCCCCTCCCGCTCATCTCGTCGCGGTATTCTGGACGAGCTCCCGTCTCGTCGCCGGTTGCTCTGCGCTGGCGCCGCCGGCCACGTTGCAGGGCATCACGAAGCCGGGTCCCACCTTCGGGGCGGGGGCCTCGGCGCTGGGCCGTGCTCGTACCGTAGAGGCTGTAGAACGGGGTCCCGTCCGGGTTCTTGGGTCCGCCAGGCATGCGATAGAATCTAGCAATGGAGAGCTGCTGCTGCGGGAACGAGCTCCGGGAATGTGAGGTCACCCTGAGGATCTCTCCCTGCCGGTGCTCGTCTCCCGGTCCCAACAAGCGGCAGATGACGAGCAACCCGATTCCCTACGCAGTCCCCGAGCGTCAGATCCTGCAGCGGCGAGCTGCTGGACTTCCAGTCCTGACCAACATCGAGAGGCATGCCTTCACGAAGTGGTGGTAGCCGACACAAAGGGGTGACACCTTGCAAAATGACGATGTAATAGGCGCGATCGCTCTCTACGAGAGTTCGTGCCGTGCCGTTGTGGCCTCCGCCGACGGACCCGATCGGTCCTTCGGTCTCATCTCGATCGAGAATAAATTCAAGTGGGTCGAGCAATTTCGGCTGCTGCGAATCTCTCTCAACATGCACGAGATCGAGATCGTCACAGAGGAACAGGCGGCGCGGCGCGCGGGGAGGGCCAAGCCCCATGGCGACTGAGCACTTCACAGACCACGAGCTCGAGTGCCGCTGCGGCTGTGGGCTGCTACCTCCGATGGAGTTCCAGCACCACCTAGAGACGCTGCGCATGCAGTTCTCGAAACCCATGCGCCTAACGTCTGCTTCGCGCTGCTCTGCCTATAACCAGACGCCCGACATTGGGGGTACGAAGAACGGCCCTCACACCATGGGAGCCGTAGACGTGATGGTCTACAGCAGCGACGCCTACTGGCTCATTAAGCTCGCGATGAATCTCGGTTGGCACGGCGTCGGTGTGAAGCAAACCGGCATCGCGGTGGCCCGCTTCGTCCACCTCGACCGTCGTCTTCACGAGACGATCTGGAGCTACACATGAAGAAGATGAGAATCGCTACTACCCACATGCCGGTGAAGGAGTGGCCCGAGCTCCGACACACCCTCGCGCACCTCTACAACGCCATCGAGGGATGCCTGGAGGCAACGGGCGTCGTGGATCGAGAGACGAAACATCGTCTGATTCGTGAAGCGACGGCCGACCTGGTCGCCATCCGCAATGTGGTATTCCTCCAGGCCGATGAGGATGACCACCACCAACAAGCGGTAGACGCCGCTGTCGAATCCCGACATCCGATGGTCTCCCTCAAAACACCAGAGGACCCAGCCGATGGCAGCCAAATGCACGAAGAGACCGAAGAAGAAGCGACCGACGAAGAAGAAGTAGCCGCAGTCAGACGCAGCGCCGAGGCATGGATGCGCAAGTGCAGTGCGTTCCAGGACGAAAACCTACGCATGCAGAAGGAGAGCCTCGACCACCGCGAGCACACAATCAAGATGGATCAGCGCAACAACGAACTCGACTCGGCCAACGCAGTCTTGTTCGCCGAGAACCGCGACCTACTCGTGAAGAACGAGGGGCTCCGCATCGATTTCCAGGAGGCGCGCAACAAGGTCGCGAACCTACGCAACTTCCTGGAGGACGAGCTATGAGCAAGAAGGATCACGAGATCATCGGAATCCTCCGCGCGTGGAGCGAGCACAAGCCCCAGAAGAACCCACAGGCGCATCATGGATACGAGGACGATCTGTGGTGCCTCGACGATGAATGCGGTGTGGACTGGCCGTGCGACCGATGGCGAGCTGCCCAGGCGTTTATCGGGCTCGAAGCACGCATCGCGAGGGCCGAGGCGGCCTGTCCCGACTGCGGCTACATGCTCGCCGCCCTCAAGCCCAAGGAGAGCGGAGAATGATTCGCAAGGCTGCTGTAGTGATTCACAGCCATACCTACTCGACACGATGGTTCACGGTGGCTCGATACAAAGTCTATCGCGCTACTGGGCGATGGTTTCTGATCGGGCCACCATGGTGGTACCGGCTGGCGTTTCGCTTGGACCCCTACCCTGCTCTCAAGCCCAGCGAGGAGAGCGAAGGTGAGTGAAGCAATGCACGCGAGGGCTATCGCGACGATCAAGAACTCCAGTAATTCGCTAATGGTTGGACTTGCAGAAAGCTACCTCGACCTCGAGACCGAGCGCGACGCCCTGCGGGAGCAACTCAACCGTGCGGCGCTGCGGGAAACACACGAGGGCGCGAGGCGAGTCGATGCCGAAGCACGCATCGCGAAGGCCAGGAGGATCCAGAAGATCGGCCATCCGATCGGCTCTGAGATCCAACACGCCAAAGACAAAGGCTGGAACGCTTGTGTCGATACGTTCCTTGAGGCGCTAGAGCCCAGCGAGGAGAGCGAAGGTGAGTGAGCCGATCCAAGTGAGCTGGAAAGATGCAGCAAAGCGTTGGGAGGCCGCCTACGACGAAGCGATAGCCGAGCGCGACGCCCTCAAGCGAGAGGTGGACGACCTGATTCTTGATGCGTCTTGGCTGGAAGAGCGCGTTATCCAAGCACGCATCGCAAGGGCCAAGGCGGTGCCGGAAGACCCGCGCCAAGCGGACCCCAGGCGCATCGAGAGGTTAGAAGCACGCATCCCCGAGCTGGAGACTGGCATCGACGAGTACCACGAGAAGTGGACAGCCCAAGAGAAGCGCATCGCGAAGGCTCAGGCGCTTATGGTGGGCGATCTTGCAATCCGACTCTGGGGGTACATCGAAGACAGTTCGCAGCGGACCCTTTTGATCGAGTGGCGCGATGCCGTCCTCGCCGCCCTTAAGCCCAGCGAGGAGCCCAAAGGTGAGTGAGAAAACTCAGGCCATGGTTGAAGACTTGCGTAGGCTGGTGAAACCGATCTGTGTGGAGGCGATCAACTTAGACACGGATATCGTGACACTGGCTGCCCTGGCCTACCTCCAAGGCCTTCTCGATACACACAGGTTTCTTACCCCCAGCGAAGAGAGCGAAGGTGAGTGACTGGATCGACGAAGAGGCACAGCGCAGAGCTTCCGAAGTGCGTCTGAGCAACGAGGTGCCTTGATGCCCTGGTGTCATGAGTGTGTGCGTAAGATTTCGAGTGGGACGCACTGTGCAGCGTGCTCTACGGATCGCAGACGTACTCCGAGGCCGGCAAAGCTATCGGCGCTGACGGTGGCGGAGAGTCGGTGGTATGTGGAACGGAGCCAGGCAGGGGGTGCGACGTTGTTCCAGCTCTACGGGGCCATGCCCGAATCGTGGGTAGGCGGCAAGGGGTCTGGTCGGAGCGTTCAGTCCTAGTCACAAGAGGAGAAAGCAATGAAGTTCCGTAAGAAGCCCGTCGTAATCGAGGCGATCCAGTTCACCGGTACCTGGCCGCCCATCGTGGAGTGGCTCGAGGCGATCGGGGACGGAGGCATGGCGTTCCAGCCAGGAGAGCCCCCGCCGATTGAGATGCACCCCGACGCAAATGCGCTCCTGATCCCGACTCTGGAGGGCACGATGCGTGCCGACGTAGGGGACTGGGTCATCCGTGGCTTGGCCGGCGAGTTCTACCCCTGCAAGCCCGAGATCTTCGCCGCGACCTACCAGCTGGGGGAGGAATGACGCGCGACCAGGTCGATCGACTCGTAGAATCCAGCAACCGTGTGGGCCCCGGAGTTCTCCATGCCACATGGTCCGAAGACCTCCCCTGGAAGACCGACAAGTTCCTCGAGCTCACCTTCGTGTCCGATGGCTGGACGTGTAGCGACATCATGCGCGAGGAGGAGCTCGGCGAGGCCGATGCGGTGACCGTCGTCTTCCTGATCGAGACCATCCGGCGCCGATCAGCAGCACTCACGAAGACGCGACTCGCCGGAGTGGAGATCACATGACCCTGAAGCTCGCCCTCATCCTCGGCCTCATCGCCTTCGGGATCTGGTGGATCGCTCAAGAGATGGCCGAGGTCAACCGAAACTGATAGAGGAGAACCCATGAATACCGACACTGGACAATTCGTAGACTCGAGCAAAGCCAAGGTCTGGATGAAGCGATTTCATCTCGGCGAAGTCGTCAAACTGAAGGATGAGGAGTGCGAGGTACTCGAGATCCACGAGGACCGCATCGTCCTACGCCCGATCGCAACGAATCCCACCCACCGAGCCGATCAGCTGCGAGCGATCTCCTTCGATGGCAATCGCCACGAACGCCGCCGGCAGGAAGCGCTCTTGCGCCAGAAATGACGTGGAAACTGACTCCGGCCCACGCCTAACACCATCCGCCTACCAGCCCTCTCTACCTCCCCCCAGGCCCCCCCGCCCAAGAAAGACTTGACAGCGGTCTCCCTGCGGAGGCATCCTAATGAGCACCCACCCACGACAGCGAGGGGGCAAGAGCAGATCTCGGCGGAGAGGGATAGGTCGTTGCAGTTTAGAGGTCGCGCAAACGGGGTATACCCCACCCACACACACCGAGATTCGCCGATCTGCATCGTACCGGACGGAAAGTGGAGAGTGATCCCCCAATGAGACCGACTCGTGAGAGTGCCGGACAGACGACAAGAGCAGAGCAGAAGAGAGCGCGGCAGGTCCCAGCATCGGGCCACTGAGCCGGCACCCAAGCCAGAGCCAGGGCACGCGAGCCCGAACCCAAGCCATCAATCCATGTGACACCCACGCTTGCCCGATGCGTGCGCGCGCGGGTCCCACCCAGAGCCTGATCGGACTACGTGCCACCGCAGCGACAGCGGTCCTTTCGAACCCCTTGTCCCCACGTCATCGATAGTCTCGTCGGGTGCTCGTGCCTTCGCTGCACGCACTCGGAGCCTGATGCTTTTAGTTGCGCGTGGCTGCACCCGGGCCATTCGTTGCATCGCATCGGTCGCACACCCTCTTGACTCGACTCGACACCTGGTCGTCCCGTCACACGCCATGCTCATAAAAGCCCGCTCCGCTCATCACGCACCGGCTTGAATCCTTCTTGGATGACCGCTGCCGCAGCGTTACCTCTTCATCTTGCGGTTCCTTGGTTTCGTTGCATTGGTTCTATATCCCAACACAGGAGAAAACAGGCAACCGAGACAACTGATCCCGAGCAGCACACCGCTGCTATTCCCGAGGCATCCAGCCTCACAACAGAGTGCGTTACCCGCGCACATGGAGACAGCATGTCCAAAGAGACAACGACCGAGAAGCGAGAGCGACAGCTCGCCGAGAAGATCGAGAACGTCAACGCCGACGGGCTCGCGGCCGTACTCCTCCGCAGCACCAACGCCGACGAGTACAAGATCATGATCCAGATGGTGAGCGAGGCGAAGACCGTCAAGGACATCGCCCAGATCGCAGCCATGGGATTGCTCTCGGCACTCGCCGACTACAAGACCATCAACTTCCTGGGACCCGAGACGCTGCGCTGGAACGACAACGGGCGCGGGCCGAACCAGCCCAACCCCGCCAACGCAACCATCCCGGCAAGTGACGCCGCCAGGGTCAACAGAGTCGCCGCGATCATGGAACTGCTCGGCAACTAGCCAAGCACACAACACGAGGAGTCGGAGGGACTGCACATCCCTTCGGCTCCTCCCTTGTTTGGAGACCACTCGTGAAACTGACCCTTCGCAACCCCAGTGCAATCACCAAGGCAGTCGGCCGCAAGCCCCGCATCAACACCCTCGGCCAGCTACAAGACCGGAGCCAGATCGCAGAGCTGAACCTCGCACGCCGCACGCTCGACCCCACCACCATCGCCGAGGAATGCGCCGTTGACATTGTGCTCCGAGCCATCGACCAGAGCCGAGCCGCAATCCAGTACGACACACGCGAACCCTTCAAGCTGAAGCGCACCGAACGCAACAACGACCGAGCAGGAGCCGACGACATCCGACCCGCCTACGCCTACGGGATGCTGCCCAACTTGACCGAGGCCGTCGCCGTCATCGAGGAGCTGAAGGAGTTTACGGACGTACTCACCAAGACCCTGCTCAGCCTCACCGAGATGCTCGACACCCCCGACTTCGGCGATGAGATGGACCAGCTCGACGCCGAGTGGGTGCTGCGCGAGGCCGAGGACTTCAGACAATCACTGGAAACCGTCGAGAGCCTGAGCCACACGATCCCCGGCAGCCTGAGCAACCGAGCCAAGATGCGAAGACGCACACCCCCGACACCCGAGAAGATCCGCGAACTCCAAGACCAGTACGACAAGCAGAACTAGACCCAGCACCGACCGACCCAACCGAAAGCCCCGGACCCCGAGCCGGGCACGGCGGGGAGGGAGGGGGGAACGGGGTGAGTAGTGACGAGAACATCCTCGACACGACGGCCTCCATTCTTTCCCTTCCTCTCCGCTCAGCATTCCATTCGATTCAACAACACCTCTAAAGGAGGGACAGACCGATGGGACTCGATCAGTACGGCTACGCAATTCGATCCGATGGAGAGAGACTCGACCTTCAGACCTGGCGCAAGCACTCCGACCTCCAAGGCTGGATGGAGCAGCTTTGGGAAACGAAAGGACGGCCCAACCCCAACAACAGGGAGCTCGACGACAGTCCATTCGGCTCCGCCTTCAACTGCCTGCCGCTGGAGCTGACCGAAGACGACCTGGCCGCGCTCCACCAGGCCGTGACCTCCGACTCCCTGCCTCACACGCAGGGATTCTTCTTCGGTGCCAGCCTGCCGGAAGACAAAGACCTGACTCTGGAGTTCATCAAGTTCGCATTCGAGAACCTCAAGAAAGGCAACCGAGTCTTCTACGACTCCTGGTGGTAGAGAGGAGTACCCATGCCCGTCAGCTACCCGTACCGAGTGATCCGCTACCACTTCGACCACTTCAAGAACTCCCACTGGAAACAGAGGATCAAGGAGCTCGAAGGCAAGAGCATCACTGCTCCACGTGACGTTGCCGCCATTGCTCCCGTGTTCATCGCTACATGGATACGGGAGAACTTCTTGGTGTATCACCTCGATGCACGGGGTTGCCTCATCGGAGTCGATCAGGTGAGTGTCGGCACTGACACCGCTGCACTCATCCACCCCAAGCAGGTGTACGCCGGCGCCTTCCACCTTGGATCGAACGCCATCGTCTGCGTTCACAACCACCCAAGCGGCAACGTGAGCCCGAGCTCCGAGGACAAGAGCGTGACTCGTCGGCTCGCTACTGCAGGAGAGATTCTGGGTATCCGACTCTTCGATCATGTCATCATCAACCACGAAGGGGACTTCCACTCCATCAAGGAGAGCAGCCCCGATGACGTCGAGCCGGAGAGCTACTCCATCCTGAAGCAAGCACGTGGCAGCTTCGAAGAGTTCTGATTCGCGAGGGGGTAGTGGCGCACGAGGGGTGCGCTCTACTGCCAAGCGGGGGTCGTGGCCGGGCATCGCAGGTTGTGGTGTCCGGTCACAACCCCCCCCCACTCTCTAGGAGATCCGCTTGCAATTCTTCGATCACGGTCCCATCCACATCCACGTCAATCAGGGTGGACACGCACGAGTCCGCTACACCGCAACCGAACACTCCGCACTCCCCATCCTGGAGATCCTCCCTGCTACGGAG